GTTCAGCGTGACGATGTCGAGGATCGGCGGGCGCTGCACATCTGGGTAGTTCGTGAATGGGCCAATAATCTGAAACGGAATGTAATCCAAGAACTCGCCGCGAACAGTCGGCATGACAACGGCATCAGGTGCCTGATCGATGTCAGGAATCTGATTGATGGAATCAGCGCTGTCGCTGTAGAGGTACTGCACGTATACGTGCGTATCTTCCTCTTCGTTGTATTCGAGGACGAGTACGCGGAAGCGTGAGCGGTACTCGTAAGGAGACCAGTGTGAATCTCGGTCGTAGTAAATCTCGCGTAGCGTAACTTTCGACAGGACCCACTTGCCGTCAATCTCAGACATCTGCCAGTCGAGAATGTTCTCTGCCGTGTAGCAGGCAATATAGGGATCGCCTCTGCCGTCTGGTGAAGCGTCAACAAGCATGCCAAAGCGCCCGACCGCCAATACCTCTTTAACGATGGTCTTGGTGAGCAGGTGGAGGGACATGCCCTCTTTGGTGATGTGCTTGGAGGCTTCTCTAAGCTTCTTGTTCTTATCGATCCCGGCAACCTTTGGCGTGCGGCGAAACACCGTGCCATAAAGCGCGTTCAGGGTGCGAGAAGTCATGTTGTAGAAAACAGCACGCTTCAAGTAAGAACGGTATTGCTTTTCGTCGTGTGTCACTTGGCGCGGCAGGTACTTCTCACCTTTGCGCTTGACTTCGATCTCGCCGATCTCAGCGTCACGGATCATTTCCCAATGCGGTGACCAGTACGTGTAGTCTGGGTGAAGCACGGGAGACGCGCGGTACGGGACTGCGATCTGGGATCGTGTGATTGGGTTTGGTACGTTGCTGCTCATGTGACCACAATGTATTGAGAAAAAGGCACATGTCAAGAAAAACCGATCTAACGGTCATTGCTAGTGTTCTGGACACGCGTTGTTTTTGGTCAGGGTAAAGGGGATCGAACCCTTTCAGCAGGCTTCCAAAGCCCACGCCGCCACCAGAACATACACTGATCGTGTTGGTGCCGGATTACTCCGACACGGAGTGTTGGTGCCGGTTAGGGGATTCGAACTCCTGACCTTCGTCTTACAAGGACGCTGCTCTGGCCTGACTGAGCTAAACCGGCATAAAATCCGGTTTAACCCGGATTTTGTTAGACTGCTGTTGGTGTCGCAGACTTGAGATCACCCGCTGCGGACGCTCCGAAGTCGCTGATTGCGCGAAGTTCGACGTCGTACGATACATTGTCCGTGAGGCCAGATATCGTGAACGTTCCTGTTCCACCGCTGGATACCCACGCACCGCCGTCGAGACGATACTCGATATCGGTAATGGTACCGAAAGATGTCGGCAGTGAGCTAATGGTCACCAAAAGATCACCGGCTGTAGCCGGGTTGGTGAGTGTCCAATTGCCTACAGCGAATGCCGCAGACGCTAGGAAGAACCCACCTTTGTATACCAACTGATTGAGCGCCGCCGAGACTGCGCTACGCAGTATCGGTTGGCTTTCAGTGGCTAGACGCGTTGCGGGTACTGTGAACATCAGTCGATCTTCGTGGATAGTTCAGCAATCGCTGCGTTGACGCTTGGGGTTGTAGCCCCGGACAGTGTGAAGAACACAGTGCAGGCCGGGAGCCATACAACTTCTGCGCCTTCGGCAGTGTACGCCGCGCCTGTGATCGGTACGCCTGCAACAGGGCCGATGTTGGCCTTCAACTGCAAAGTGCCGCCACCAAACGTGCCGTTGACAGCAATAAGGTATTGCCCGCCTTCGACCTGTACGGACGCTGTGTTGCCGTCTGCGCTAAGGGCGACAGCAAGTGTCTTCGTGGTCATTGTGTGTACTCCATGGATGTTTGTTTTACCGGTGATGGCACCTTACCATGCAGAATTACATTATGCAAGACACAATGGTGCCGGAGGTCTCCGACACGAACGTGTTGGTGCTGGCGGCGGGGATCGAACTCGCGACCTCTCGCTTACGAGGCGAGCGCTCTACCGACTGAGCTACGCCAGCATGTTGGTGCTCCCGGAAGGAATCGAACCTTCGTGCGTCGGCTTAGAAGACCTTGCTTGGTATACCACCAGCGGGAGCGTTAGTATACGACCGTGTCTGCCACGATCTGTTCGATGTCGTAACGACTGATCCCAATGTCCGCCAATTCGCGGTCGCTAAGTGAATACAGTTCGCGTCGTGTTTGGCGTCTCTTCGCCAGAAGTTCGAGGTACTTAAACATTGTCTTTCCAACTTTCGCGTATTTCATATACGCGTAAGTTAAAATAAATGCTGCAACTGCACAACCCCGGAAGGCTGCAATGCTGCTATGCAGCGAAATCATGGCGATTTATTGCCCCCTAAAGCGGGGTTACGGGTCATATATGACACATTGTGACGAGGCCGCGTCAGCGGCCCCGTTGTTAGCTTGCGAGACGTGTACCCGCATGGGTACGCGCGACACGATCAAACTTACCGCGAACGCCGTGGTCTGCAACAAAGGATGCTGCGAAGGCGTCGGGCTTCGTCATGACCGGGCGACCAGTGACACCGGTAAGGTATCCTACAGCCGCGCTGCGTGCCACGTTAGAGCCGTGCTTGGGGTCATCATTGATGTCCAAGTGGACTTCCACGTCGAACTCAAGGAGGTCTTCCTCAAGTTGTTGATACGCTTCCGCTGTGCGGTACGCTTCGTTCATCATTCGCATCATCGGACGACCCATCTTTTGGTCGTAGTCTTGCGCGCGGTCGGTGAAAGTGAACACCTTCGCTCCACGGCCAATACCTTCTTCGTCGATGCGGTGAATGACGACCGCTGTCGTGTAGGACGCATGCCAGATATCTTGCTTGTCACGGAAACGGTTTGAGTCGCAACCGATGTACACGCGAGATAGAGGCGATGCCGTCTTTAAGACTTCGCGGATTTGTTCGACCTTGCGTTCTGGTAGCATGTCGCTGCCTCCTTCTCTCTGCGGATCGGGCCTCTACGGGTGTAGTGGCAAGGTAGACAGGAACCATGGGCTCCCGTCCGGTGAAAACACATAAGCGCAGGTGTAGACCGGCAGCAAATGTGTAACCTTCCCATCCGTAACCGGATAGGTTGGATCGAGAACGATGTTGGCGGTGTATCCTGCCATTAGCGCGACATCAACAAGTCGCAGCATGGTGGTTTCATCCGGTACGTCAAGCGTCAGCGTTGTTCCGAAACCTTGTTCGGTCTGCTTCTGCCATTCCATCAAGCCTTTCGGCATTTTTTCACCAGTTTGGAGGCGCTTCCACATGTCGTTGGAGAACACCATACCGGCATGGTGGCTATGGGCCATCCCTTTACCGGAGTTCATTGACGCGAGGTCTGTCCGCATCAGCACATACATTCTTGGGTCCATCGGGTCCTCCTATCCATACTTGTCCTTGAGTGTCTCATACAGCTTGCGCTCTTCGCGTTCACGCATCGCCTTTACGGCGCGAATTGCATCCTGCGTGTCCGCTTTGAAACACGCATCCTTTGGACAGTATACGTCGCCGGGTATCCCGTCAAGCATGTCCCCGCCGCAGCGGGGACATTTTAGGTTGTTCTCGTCAGTCATCGAAGACTGCCTTTCGAAGCTCCACGACATCGACGTTGTAATCAAACGCGATGTCCTCCATGACTTTATCGTCCAGCGATCCAAGACGTTCATAAGCGCGGGCTTCGAAAACAGCGTCTTGGAAAGTGTCAGCTTTTACAGCAAGTGTCATAGGTACTTCCTTATTTTTTGGCGGAAGGCAGAGGGCACGATCCTCAGAGCTAAGCTCCGTACTGGTTAGCAACCAGCCCCGCACACCCGTACGGTTTACCTTCCAATTGATTACCAATAGTAGACGTGAGGCTTGCGAGCAACAGGCCACGCGATATCGTCAGGGTCTGCGCCCTTTACGATAAGTTGCTCAAGGCGCTTTACTTCGCGGCGCTTTGGGCGGTGGTGAAAGACGATGTGGTGAGAGGTCGGTGTGTTTTGGTACCAGCGCCATTCAAGTCCGCGCTTTTTCATTTCTCTGGATACATCGTTGCAGCTACCGGCGCTTGCTAGAGCGCGTGGTCGCTTTCTTTTGTGGTTTGCCATATTAGGTCTCCTGTGAATACCTACATAGCTAAACTCCTTTCTGTTATGGTGCCCCCGAAGAGAATCGAACTCTTGTATCTGCCTTACCACGGCAGCGCTCTACCATTGAGCTACAGGGGCGGGATCATTGGCTTGCCGCCGCGACGGCGTTCAGCAATAAGGTCAAGCGTGTGTCGCTTGTCCTTTTCCGGCATTTTTAGCCATTTCTGAATTTCGTCTAGGGTGCGTCCACAGCCCACGCAAAGCATGGATTTGGGATCGATACGGCATGTTTTGACGCAAGGGGACGCGACCATTACGGGCCTCATGTTTGGCAAGGGTGGAGGGACTCGAACCCACTAATCTCTCACGAGAACTTGTTTTGGAGACAAGCCCGACTCTCCAACGTCGGCGCACCCCTACATGTGATACATCTATGAGTACCACGATTCTGACAGATGTCAAGAATTTTGGTGTGCCGGGTGGGATTCGAACCCACGTCACAAGGATTAAAAGCCCCCTGCTCTGACCACTGAGCTACCGGCGCACATTACAGGCAAAAAAGCCTGTATTCGTAAAAAACAGGTTGGTTGGGAAGGCAGGACTCGAACCTGCACTCACTTGAATCAAAGTCAAGGGCTTTACCAATTAAGCTACTTCCCAATATTGGCTGGAGAGGTAGGATTCGAACCCACGATCTACCCTTTATGAGAGGGCAGCTTTAGACCGCTAAGCTACAAGAGCATGTTGGCGGAAGGCTGAGGGCACGATCCCCAGAGCAATGCTACGTACGCATTTCGAATGCGTCTCGCACACCTGTACGGTTAACCTTCCATGTCTGGTGCGCCGGATGGGATTCGAACCCACAAAACCCACTGTTTGAGAGTGGTACGCTATTCCATTTACGTCGCCAGCGCGTGTTTGGTACCCCTGATAGGATTCGAACCTACAAAACCCACCTTCTAAGGGTGGTACGCTATTCCATTTACGTCGCAAGGGCATATTCTGGTGTGCTCGGAGGGACTCGAACCCTCACGCCCGTTAGGGCACTACCCCCTCAAGATAGCGTGTCTGCCATTCCACCACGAGCACGTGTATTGGTAGTTCCGTAGGGTATCGAACCCCATAGTCACGCTAATCAGGCGTGCGCCTCACCTTTTGGCCTCGGAACTAGAAACTTGGAGCGGATGGAGGGGAACGATCCCTCTTCACTTGATTGGCAACCAAGTGCATTACCTTTATGCTACACCCGCAAATAGACGCTTTTTATCAGGAGACCTCCATGTCCCCCCACCTGCTCGAAGACAGGCGGTGCGTAACCGATATTGGAGCGGGTAGAGGGATTCGAACCCTTCACCTGTTGGTTGGAAACCAAATATGCTGCCGTTAAACACCATACCCGCTTACTCTATGTTCATCCACTGCTGGACCATGCTCGGCGTAATCGCTTTGTCATGGTACTTGTTCAACAACTTCTGAACGCGTAACGGGATTTGAACCCGATTGGTGCTCTCGACAGGACTCGAACCTGTAACCTCCTGCTTCGTAGGCAGGCGCTCTATCCAGTTGAGCTACGAAAGCGTTATCTGTTGTATCCGACGATTCGGTCTGGCTTGTCAAGATCAATCAACTCTACGTCGATAACCTCTGTGTCGCCGTCCGTCGCGATCTTCATCATGTTTGCTGTTCCGGTTCCGCCAGAGAAGGCGACGACCAGATCAGGACGTGAGAAGTCATACATCATCTTGTTGCGCTTGGTACCAGCCACCTTGTCGCCGTAGAAGCCCCAGAGAGCCTCACAGGCGACCGGTTGTACGCCGCGCTGCTTCGCCCAACGGTGGGACATTTGATCGGCTCCACGGGCGTCTCCGTGGACGAGGTAGGTGAAGTTGCGTTCTTGGTGCAGGCGATCAAGTACCGCCCACATTTCCTTTTCGCGGCGGTAATCGCGCCCGCCAGTGATTAGTACAATCATG